ATTATCCCAATCCTTTGGCTGTTTTTCGGTAGATTGTAGATTACCATTAACATTGGATACATATGAGACGAATCGCAATTCCTCTCCCATAACCTTGTTCTTATTATATTTCTCGTTTATGTGTTGAATTTCGTATAATTTCATATTATTCTGGATTTCCAAAGTTGATTTCTCGTTTCTCCCCGCACTCATCAAACCAATGAAGATTTTCGAGTTTTAGATATTTATAAAATGCTCCTTGGGGACGCATCTTCCGCTTTCTGGCGCAATAC